GATAGCTCACCACAATCTTGACCTCTGCACCCTCTTGCATCAGCACCTGCAAAGTCTGGTCATCCAAGCCAGAATATTCCTCAATCTTGACCTCTTCGACCTCTTCCCACCAATACTTTGCAATGCCACACTTGCGCACCAAGCTGTCCTTGAACAGGGCATAGGTGGTCATAAAGCCATTGTTGTCGGCGGTGAAGACGTAATTGGCGTAGTCAGTCGCCTGCTGCGCACCGGCCACATCTTCAGGGCCGCGAGGCATGTATTCAACGACATTCTCAGTCGAGAAAAACACCTTCATGAGACTTGGCAGCATGGCCGAAACAGTGTCTCGCACCTCCATCGCCACGACTTGCGAACGGCCATCTTCCTCGTTCCCAAAGGGGTCGCCGCGATAGTACTCAGTGCCCTTGGCTCGGATGGGGGAGACATCGGAGTCGATGTAGCTGACGGCATCCTCCAGCTCGGCAGAGACAATGCCCTGCAACTCGGTGTCGTCCATCGGCTCAATGGCCGCAATGTCGGTGGTGATAGGTAATTCGGTCATGCTGATACTTTCTTTAAGACAACATACATGGATTCAACTGCGCGAGGCAAACGCATCACCTCATCTTGCGGCAATTTTAGTCCCGCACCATACTCGCTGAGACGCATCTCCAAATGAGTCATCTCAAACCGCGAACCCTTCCAGCCCAAATACCACGCCCAGTCGCAGTAATAAATCCAAGACTTCTCGTTAAACGCCCTCACATGTGTCGGGTCTTGCCACGCGCCATGGCTCAACTCATAGGGGACATGGATGTGCATCTCACCGCCATCGGCCAGCAGGTCGCGGCAGTTGGTCATGGCCTTCACCAGGTCGGGAATGTGCTCCAACACGTCAAACGCCAGAATCTTTTCAAAGCAAAAAGGCTTGATGCTGACCTCTTGGCCGCCGTGCTTGACAACCTCGCCATAGGACAGTTTGGAAATGTCGACAACCCAGTCGGCGCCAACATCACTGCGGATGTCAGCATTCACGCAGTCAGGTCTGGCGTCCTTGCCAGAGCCGAGATTAAGAACCAAACCAGTCTTTTGCATATTTCGGCCTGTTCTTACGGATCCACGGCACGGCCTGCTGAGTCAGCCGGTTGCCGTCCATGCCAATCGTCTGGCTTCCAACGTGGTGCACATAAGACCGGCTCAAGTAATGATGAAAGCCAGCGGCACGCAAATCCTCGCAGTGCACGTCATCGGAATACCAGTTCAGCGGAGGAAACTTGAAGCACTCCCACGCATCGCGGCCAATCCATGAGAATATGGGGGAGGGGCATTCCAGCGGCATTATTGCGTCTTCATAGGGGTACTTGAAGTAGTACAGCTCCTGCCCAAAGGGATTGCTTCGCACATTTTGCACAGGCCGCGCAGCGTCACATCTTGCAGCCACCCAGCCAACAGGCTCACCAGTCTCGGCCTTCAACTGCGCCACATCCTCCAGCAAATGCTTGTAGCTGGTGGGCGTCAACACAATATCGTCATTGGCACAGATCACAGAGTCAAAGCCGTCAGCAAAGGCGCGGTCCATGACGTCGTTGTAATCTTCCCCGAAATTGCGCGGCGCACCAAAGATCTTCAGATCAGTGTCATAGCCGCCAATAATGGACTCGGGTCCGCGCAAATAGACAGGCACTTTGGGACAGTACTCGGCAATGCTTGTGAGCATCACCCGCAAACCTTTGCCGTTGACTGTTGAGATGCAAATTGGTGCAATCACTTGGACGACTTCTTTGGCTTCTTGGCCGTCTTGGCCGCCGCCCTGAAGTCAGCAGCACTGGGCGCCGCCTTCGTGCCAGGCTTGTTCATCTTCTCACCAGAGCCAGCCGCGATCCGCGCTCTCTTGGCTTGGATGTTTGAATAAAGTCCAGGCTTACTTTTCACCTTTGACCCCAATCTTGATAGTCAACAAAGACTTAGGCTCTTCATCTTCGCCCTCTTCCCTCACCACCCAAGCCGAGCAGGTACGGCTGGACGCGCACTTGAAGTCAAAGATCTCGCAGTATCCCAAGTCGCCAGCGTCAATCATGGCCCAAGGGTCGCCCTCGTCGCCAATGCCTTCAGCAATGCACTCAAGCATCGACTCTTCCTGATTGAACGCCGCGCAGTTCCCGCACAGACTCTGTTTGGCGTCATCCTCAGACACCTGCCACTCTTTCGCCATCTTCATCCAATACTGCTTATTGGGCAGCTTGGGATTCTCAGGACCATAGTCGGCAGAATTGATCGCCTTGCCGCGATTCTTCAGATTCAACGTGATGTCTTGAGTCGCCATGGGGCAGCTCTCGCCCTCATCGCCGCCCTCATAGCCCTCGTCTTGGTCCATGGCTTGATCCATGGTGCGCTTTAAGGTAGCCATTAACGCATCCCCTTTGTCTTCATGTTCTTGGCAGTGCGAGCACCGCGCATAGGCATCTTGGCTTCAGACATCGCAATGGCAATGGCCTGCTTGGGATTCTTCACAACCTTGCCGCCCTTGCCAGAGTGCAGCTTGCCAGCCTTGTACTCAGACATCACAGAGCCAACCTTCTTTTGTGCCTTGGTCATCTTCATGATTTCTCCCTTAAAGAATTAACGAATTATGCAACCCGTGGCAAGTTTCTGCGCAGTGGCTGATTCCACTTGGTCGAGGCAGCCGAGCCGTACATCCCAATCACAGCATCAGAGGCAAACGTCAAACAAAAAGCATCAGCCCTGTCCGGCGACGACATCCCGCGCTTCTTCAGCTCATCCTTACCCTCGATCTGGATCTTGCCGTTGGACGTGAACGAATAACGCACAGCCGCCAATTCACCAATCAACGCCTCATCCTTGGGCATCCGGCAGTCACGCTGCTCAAGCCACGCCTTGGCCTTGTGCCACAGCTCAGCCTTCAGATTCCTATAAGTCCCGCCCATGGCAGGGGACTCGGCCACGTTGATGCCCCTCGCCGGCAGCCCCAACTCTTTCAGCCGATCAACCACGCCGGCGCCAAGTCCAATCGAGTCCACCAAGATCTCCTGCGGCCGTTGGCTGGGGACGAGGATCTCATACTCGGCCACAACTGCACCCGTCAATTGCATTAAATCGAGGTTTTTCCACGTCTTGATCGGCTCCAGCACCGCATTACCCTGCCTCTTGCACAGGGCAGACCTGTCAGAGCCAAACCGCGCCACATCCAAACCCCACACCAAAGGTGCGTGCTTACTCGCCTCAACATCCCGCTGTGTCGCCAATTCAAGCAACTCCATCGGGATCACGGTGTCGTCGTCACTCCTTGGAAACTCACCAAGGACGCGAATGCGGTAGGCGTTACTCTCCTCGCCATAACGCGCCTTCATCTCCTCAATGTAGGCCTCACTGACTCGGGGCGAGTCGGCGCAGGACACCTTCATCGTGATCCAGTCAGCCGTCAGCCTATTGTGCGTGTCAAAGAAGAACCCGCTGGACCGCACTGGGTTACCCAGTAACAGGGTCACGGCGGCGTGTCCAGACATCGAGCCAGCGGCAGCCTCAAACACCTGCTCAGGGATACCGCTGGCCTCGTCAGCCACCAACATCACGTTGTCACTGTGAACCCCTTGCAAGGCTTCAGGCTGCTCGGCGCGGCTTGTTCTGGCTGAGATAAACGCCTCGTTGTTGGCGCTCTTCATCTCAATCCGGTCCTGCTTGACCTCCAACTGGTCTTGCAACATGGGCGGCAACACCTTCACCCATCTCTTGACCTCCGCGAACAAAGCGTCATACAACTGGCTGGATGTTGGCGCCGTCACCACGATCTTGACAGGGAACCGTAAGAAAAGATACCAGAGCATCGCCCAGGCGCTGGCCGTTGATTTGCCAACGCCATGGCCGGATCTGACACTGATGCGCCGGTTGCCTGCCGCGATGTGGTTAAGGAATTCGATCTGCCAGACATCAGGCTCAGTGTTCAGCACCTCCCGCACAAACAGCACAGGATTGTTCTTATAGAGCTTGACGAATTCGACAAATGGGTTATCGGGTGCTGTGGCCAATTTTTTTTTGGGCGGCTTGGCGGCTTGCGTAGTGGGGGTAGGGGGGTGGGTCATGGGTTTCGCTAGCTGTTAGGGTGCACCATCAGCCGCCCCCGCCGCGCCGAGCGATGGGGGGGGTCGAGCCGCCGCGCCAGCGGGCGAGTACCTTCGGCGTATGTGGACAACTTCCAGACGCAGAACTGGCGTAAGTCGTTGATTCGATTGGCCTTTGTGTATTTGTGCGCATTTGTCGGCTTTATACGATGTCCATTATGTTAACCACGCAAGGTGTTACGCACAGGTTATACATGAGCAACCTCGGCAAATGCCAGTTGTCCACAGGCCAAGACGCCAATCATGCCTCTTCCCCTGTGGATAAGTCGTCGATGACCTCGACGTGGCGCAGCGCGTCGATGCGCAGATCCTGCATGTTGATCGTCACTTGCGCCTGCTTTTGTAGGCCATAAGTTTTCTGATCCCACCTTTCGGCCAGCCATTGCCGAGTGCGGATGCGCTGGACAGGCCGCTGGACGTTGTCAATGTCCATCTCGTCGGCTATCTTGATCGTCTCGCAGGCCATAAGGTCAGCCGCACGCGTGCGCGCGCGTGTAATCATAGCACTGTGATCGTTCTCGTCAATCCATTCGTCGAGCGCACGCTTTGAGATGCCCAAATCCATGCAGATGTCGGCAATTGATTTGCCTGCCTCAAACATGCTGAAGATGATTTCTTCGGGCAACTGATTGAGCATTGCGACATCCTGTCTGCGCTTTGGGTTGCCTGGCACGCTCAATCCCCCTTTACAGCCGTTTTAACGCGCTGGACTACCGCCAGTACCTTTGCCTTGATTAAGGCCGCCAATAGCTTAATTTGTCCCATTCTTGAACCTCTCTGCTGCTGTTGAGTTGAACTTAAACTCTGTCGGCTCATTGTCGCCGAATACCAGATCATTTTCAAAGTCATCAAATCCTGTTTCACCACCCAGCTTGGTTGAGCTGAACTTGGTGACCTGTGCTGTTGGGATCATGGCTTTGATCTTGATGACCTCTTGGACGATTGGCTCCATCATGAAGACCTCTAGCTCTTCCATGCTCCAGATGTGCTCATCTCGCAGATCTGTTCTGGATGTCTGGATCGCTAAAGCCTCGGCCTGCGTTCTGGTGACCACCATGATCTGGCCGTTGCCCATCTCCCACTCGATGCGTGGAATATCTCCCGCAGCTGGCTGGAATCCTTTTTCGGTTGCCTTGTTGTCCAACACGCCAAACGCCCTGATCATTCCCGCCACCGCAGAATCGAACTTGATCTGATCCTTTGCCGCGATGAACTGATGAACTCGACTGTTCTGCACCCAGAATTTCTCTCTGACATCACTGTCTACTAAAGTAATCAGTCGATTTTCTCCCCACTTCCTATCGCTGGCCGCCTTGACTGCCTCCAATTCCACCAACTTTGCTTGAACGTGAATCGTCCAAGGATCTGCGCGCTCACTTGGTATCGCCACCAATGGAAGCTGATTCGGTTTTCTCGTTTTCTGTTTCGTTGCCATTTTTGTTTCTCCTTGCTTGGTGACACGCTATCGGCGACATCACAGGAGACAAACCTCCGAGTCTTTAGACTCTCGGTTTGTCTTGTCGCCTGAGACAGAGACAAACGGCGACATTGTCTCCATTTGTCTCCATATTTCAATTCTTTTGCACTACTTTCTTCAATTCATCAAAAAACAGGAGACAAAGTCCAAATGTCTCCATTTTTTGTGCGTTTAGTATTAGATTTGCTGTTAATAGGCATCTTTGTCGTCATCGCTTGTTTCCAGCCACACATATTTGTCTCTGATCCCAATTTCTCCAAACTTGTGCAAATCGTCTGGCGCCCGAGTCCAAGCCTTGTCGAATGCTTTCCTTACAGTTAGCTCTGAGTCGTCTGTGACGCCCTTTTTTGACCTGAATTCGGTGCGCCAGTCGTCTAAATTGACAACCGTCCTGAGTTTGCCTTCAACTATTTTTTGTATCCCTTTTTGTTTAATTACATTTCCAAGGCTCTCCATGGCAATTGACTGATTGCGTCCCTTTCCAGCGTTGTTCTTGGCCTTCTTTGATGCCTGATTGACGGCCTCATCGCTGGCTTGGACCGCCAAACTGACCACAGGATCGAAGCCCAGGCTTGAGCTGCTGATCTCTATTTCGACCATCTCAAACCCGATTCGGATGCCGTCCTGGCCGTCCTTCTGTTTGGTGAGGCTGATGATTCCTTTGGCCTGATCCTCAAACCGCAGGATCTCAAGCTGGGTGTCGACAGCGCCAAGCAGGCTTGAGTGACCACGCAATCCTTTAGCCAAGTCCTTCCCGCTGTGGTGCAGCACCATCAATGCGCAGGCCAAGAACTCTTGAATCTTGCCCATTGACGTGATAAATGAACCCATGGCGTCTGAATCGTTCTCATTGCCACCGCCAAACGCCCTTGCCAGCGTGTCGATGATGAGTAGCTGGAACTCGATGCCTGTTGTCTCCACCAGCTGGACCACGGCCATCATCAGCGCGTTGAAGTCCTCGGCGCTTGATCTAAGGTTGAGCTGATGCCTGATGACGTAGATCGGCGCACCTTTGGGCGTGCTGTGGTGGATCTGGCACGCCTTGATCCGCGCCCCCATGCCGCCGAAGCCCTCACCGCAGATGTACAGCACTGCGCCCTGCTGCTCCACCTCGTTGCCCATCCACGGCCTGCCTGTGGCTATTGCCTCGGCCATATCGAGGGCGATGAAGCTCTTGAAGCTACCAGGTGGGCCGAAGAGGGCAGAGAACGATTTGGTGGGCAGGATGGAATGAATCATCCACTCGACTGGCTCGTCTTGGATGTCGTCCCACGCCTCAATGTTCACTGTCTTTGGCGGCTTGGCTTCTTTTGCTTGGGTTTGCTTGGTGGTTGGCTCTCCCGCAAACTCATGCTCAATTTCTGCCTGTTTCTTTACATGATCTTCTTCATGTGTATAGATTTCGCTATTTTTTGTACTTGATGGCACATCCAGCTTCAGCGCGTTGAGTCTTTCGGGAACCGTTACATCCTCAATATGCATCAGCTTGGGTGCGGCTTTGACCATTGCTACCAAGTCTTCTCTTTGCTTGTTGTACTGGTGGACGAACTCGTAGGCGTCTTCCTTCTCGTTTTGGAGTTGTAAATCTACAACCTTGACGTTCTTGGCGATGCCCCAAATCGCTTCCACGGCCTTCTGCGCGTAGCGCCAGCCAGGCAGATCGTTGTCTGGCACGATCACCACATTCGCGCCAGCGAAGTACTCTGTGATGGCCTCCGGCCAGCTTCCAGCACCTGTGTGTGCCGTTGTGGCCGTGACGCCAATGCTTATCAGCGCGTCTGCGGCCTTCTCGCCCTCCACCACATAGATGATCCTGCCTGCGGTCTTCGAGTCCAGCAATTCGGGTAACTTGTAGGGGACTATTCTGGCGTCTCCAAGGGTTGGATGTCTGCGGCCATCAGGGTCCACCTTGTACAGCCTGTAGGTTTTGCCCGACTCGCCAATCTTCATGCGCTGCTTGACGAACACCGTGGTGCGGTCCTCGTCTTGGTATTCCCACTCTTGGTCGAACTTGATTTGCGGCAATGGCTTGATGTTGGCCAGCGGGTCTGGCCTCTCTTCCAGCTCTGGCAGCAGTCTCATGTCCTTGATGGTGTTGAAGACGTCTTCCTGTGTGCACCCACCGTGGCAGTGGAACAAGGGTTTGCCGTCATCGTTGATGCTGATGCTGAGTGAGGGATTCTTGTCTCCATTGCCCTTGCCGTGGCCTGGTACTGGACAGCTTGCTACCCACTGGCCGTTGGCTTTCTTTGCGTTGCCGAGCTGCTTGGCTATTTGTTCTGCTTGCATATTGCCTCAACTTGTTTGATGCGTTGCCCAATCCATGCCATGACAGGCACTGCCATGCTGTTGCCCAATGCCTTGTAGCGTGGGCCATCAGGCGTTGGCTTGTTCTTTGATTTGATGTCGGTGTAGCTGTCAGGGAATCCTTGCAATCTCTCGCATTCCACTGGCGTGAGACGGCGTACTGCCATGGATTGAAAAATGTTTGGTACATGGTGATAGTCCTGACCTGTATCAATGGTCTTTGAAACATCGCCAGTGACATCATTGTTATATGCGTCAAAGCCAATGGGTTGCAGTATTGCCGTGCCACCTTGATGCATTGCAGGATTACTTGCTGACGCATCCAAAGTCTTTGTGGCATCAGCATCGGTGATATGAATGTCTTCTTTCAACGCACCTTTACCTGGTGATATGTTGTAGGCCATGGGTTGCGCTATTGCTGGTGGATGAGCTCCTGCCGCCAATGGGTGACATGGGTCACCTGACTTTGGGTTGTTGCCGTTTTGCGGTGAGGTTATTTGCGTTGTGTCAAATGGAATGGGTTGCGCCACACCATGCACACCTGTGGCATTAAGCGTGTACATTGGGCCGCCATTAGTAAACCCATCGCCGTTGCCGCCATTTTGTGGTTGCCGTCCAATGGTGTTCTCTGCAAGGGCAATGGGCAACAAGGTAGCTGTTTCTGGATCTTGGTTTTGACCGCCAGCACCCCTTGCTGTCAAACATTTGCTGACAACCATCGCCTCGCACTCTACTCTGTCATTTCCTGTGCGGCTGAAAGGAGGGCCTGTTGTAACGCTGGGGGCAATTGCTTGCCCCTTTTCTCTGCTCGGCGCAGGATTCCCTGACAGGCTGTGGCGCTCAAAAAGTACCGCTGCGGCAAGTCGCCAGTCTCCAAGGTATCCGACAACGAACACACGGCGGCGGCGCTGTGCCACTCCGAAGTACTGAGCGTCAAGAACCCTGTAGGCGAACCCATACCCGAGTTCGCCCAGCGCCCCGAGGAAGACTCCAAAATCTTTTCCTCCGTTAGATGACAAGACGCCGGGGACGTTCTCCCAAACAATCCACTTGGGTTTGTATTTGTCAGCAATGGCAAGATAGGTAAGCATGAGGTTGCCACGAGGGTCATCCAATCCTTTTCTGAGTCCTGCGACTGAGAATGATTGGCAGGGTGTTCCTCCAACGAGAAGATCGACATTTGATTCAATTGACCACTCCTTAAATTTCGTCATGTCGCCAAGGTTTGGCGTTGATGGATAGTGATGTGCCAGCACCTCTGATGGGAATCTCTCGATCTCCGAATAGGCCACAGCCTCCCAGCCAAGGGGATGCCATGCCACTGTTGCCGCCTCAATACCACTGCAAAGTGATAGATATTTCATGTTGTGTTTTTTATGAGGAAAAAAAAGCCGAGGCTGTTACACCTCGGCACTTGACTGATGTCAGTTAAAACATTTCGTCTTCACTGGCGGCCACAGCAGCCGCCGCAGGCGTTGGCTTTAGTACAGGCGCAACAAATGGCGCAGGAGCTGGCGCCGCAGCCTGTGCCACAAACTCGGCATCAGACTGGTCCATACCGGCAGGCTTGTCAATCCACGACACCAAGTTGAATGCTGGGATGCGTGTAGTGCCCTTGCCGATCTTCTCCAGCTTTGAGCCGGTGTACTCCAGCACTGGCATCTTTCCAGGATTGGCTGCACGCTGTGCCGCGCAGGCCGTGTACATCTGCTCAAGGCCCATGTTGGGGCCGACACCGTTAGAAGACCACTCGACTGTGCCGATCTCCTTGTTGTAGAACTTGACGATGAAACCGCGCTTGTGTTCGGGGGACGGCTGTGGACCCTTACGGCCAAGCTCGGCGTCAGCATTCCACTCGCGCACACCGACACCCAGCAACAGCCAGCCTGTTTGCACTGCGTCGATGTCGAAGACTACCTTCTTGAGTTGGATTTCCTCGCCAAGGTTGTTGGTCCAAGCGTTTGCTTGGGGTGAAAAGCGGATGTAGTTGCCAGAGCCGCCACCAGAAGATAAATTTAGCATTTGCGTTTCGCTTTCAAAAGTTACAGGGGTTGCATTATTGACTCAAGCCGCGATCTCTCGCAAGCGTCAAGCCACTTGATACCTTGGCCGTGAGATCGTCCAAGATAACTCTTTGATCCTTTGGAAGCAGTTTCTCTGCCGCCGCTGGAGTAATTAGGTTTGATTCAAATATGTCGACATCGGATAAACCCGCAGCGATCAATTCGGCACGCGCATTGGATTCATCAAGCCACTTACGGCTGGCGCGTTTGGGTTGCAACTGCCAGCCAGGCACGACCATGCCGTCCTTCTCCATGGCTGACATTGCATGATCACGCACCGCGTCAATAAACTTCTCCACCATCGGTGCACGGTCCAAGATGTCGCTGATCTGCTGTGGTGTCAGCGCCAGCATCACTTGTTTGACGTCATCTTTCTTAAGTGCTGTGATGTCTGGCTGTGCCGCCACCACGTCAAATGAAGCCTTCTGTGCACTGCAAATAGTCTTGGCGGGACACCACTGACAGGCTGACTCTGATGGCGCGTAGCGAGGAGCCTGGCTCACAGCATCTTCAATGGCGGGCAGCATGACCTGCGTCTCCCACACGCCCAGCTCGTCAGCACTCATGCGGTGGATGCGCTTGTCGCCATGGTGTGGCTGGATGATCTGGAACTCGACCTCTTTGACGCGCAAGTTGTTTGCTTTCATCGCGCCCAATGCATATATTTTCATTTGCTCAGAATCGGCGTCCACATAACCACGGCCCGTCTTCAGATCCGCGATGGTGAGCTTCTCTTTGGTGATGGACCAGCCAACCACGTCAGCAGTGCCTTGCAGGCTGAATTGGGGTGTGTCGTACAGCTTGAACAACTGCTCCACCTTGACGTGCCCCAGCTCGTCTTGGATGGCCCAAATGGCTTGCAGGTGCTCCAAGGCGAACTCGCAGTTCTCCTCTGTCATGGTGATGCCCTCGACCTGCTGGCCGACAAACTTCATGGGGTCGGTGTCAAGCTGGAAGCAGGTTTCGGCCAGCGCGTGAATGGCTGTGCCTATCTTGGCGGCCTCACCTGACTCCTGATAGGGCACAAGCGTTGAGAGCCGCGCAGAGGCTGGGCAGGCAATCCAGCGGGATGCAGAGGATGGCCGCAGTTTGAGTTGTTTCATTCGTTGCCTTCATTGATGTTGTTGTTGATCAGCAGGACATAGGCAATCTTTCGCACCTCGTTGCTGGCTGCGTGCCCCAAGTCTTCGGGGTCCAGCAAGCGCTTTAAGAAGACGATGTGCTGCTGATTGAGCTTGCGTTGTCTCTCCAGCTCTGTGCCGAGCCAGATGATGTGCTCACGCATGGTGGCGCGTTCTTTGTCATGCATGGTGCTTGCCCCAATATGCGATCAAAGCCGCATCCGATCTGCCATCGTCCTTGACTCGTTTGAAGTCAGCCTGGTTGTCAGGAAACAATTCCATGGCGCGTGATCGGCTGGCATCTTTGCCTGCGCCTCGGTGCACGGCCTTCACCCAAGTGGCTGGCGCCACATAGGTCACAGGCAGTTTGAATGCGGCAAGGATGCCCTCGATCATGCCGAATGAACGGCCAAAGCTGAAGACGCTGGTGACGCCCTGACCGGCCATGGCTCCCACGCGCTCGCAGTAGACATGACAGTCTTTGTCAGAATACAAGTACAGCAGGTCGGCCAGCTCGGTGGCAGAAACTTGCCGTTTGGCCTTGCCGTTGCGTTCAACCGTCATGGTGGGCATGTCGAATATCTTCAGGCTCTCGGGCGACATGACGGCGATTGCGCCTGAGAGGCCAGGGTCCACGCCAATGCAGTATTTGCTCATTTGACGGCATCTTCCATGGCTTGGTTGATGACCTTCAGACGCGCCGAGATGAGTGCATCTGCGGCTTGGTCCAGCTTGATGACGCTGCCATAGAGTGGCTCTGTAATGCCATTGAGCCAGCGCGAGACTTGAGCTTGATCAATCTCTGCCACTCGGCAGACATCGCTCATCTTGTACCCAGCCGACTCGGCCTTGTATTTGATGTCGTGGATTGCTTGTTGTGAGACTTTCATGTTTAGAATGTTAACCATGTTTTGTGAAGATGGTCAAGTGTACAGTGAAAAAAGGGGGCTGACTCACGCCAACCCCCAAAGGCAACTGCTGGTGGAGATAACCAGCA